ATCGAGGACAGCGAGAACCACGACGACCAGTTGCTGAACCAGGCGCAACAGCGAGAAAAAGCGCTGCAGCAATCCGGCAGCGTCGTGGAGATCGCCAACTGCTACCCCCAGGCGCTGTACTTCCAACGTAACGAGGTAACAGACGAGTCCTGGTACTACATGCGTGTGGACTTCCCCCACGACTCCGAAAGCGTGAAAAACACCTTCACCAGCGGTCAGTTGTCGGCCGCGAGCGAGTTCAAAAAGCGCCTGCTCGGCATGGCGGCAGGCGCCATGTTCACAGGCAGTGGCCAGCAGCTCGACAAGCTCATGAAAGACCAACTGTTCGGCATCAAAACCGTCTCAACGATCGACTACGTGGGCTACAGCAAGGAATACGCCTGCTACGTCTACGGAGACATCGCAATCAAGGACGGCACCACCTACAAGGTCAACAGCGAAGACTATTTCGAGTTCGGCAAGCTGCGCTTGAAAACCCTGCAGAAAGGCGTCCCGATCAAGCTGCAGCGCGAAGCAAAGGGCTTTGACGAGAAGTGGGTGCAGTTGCTGTGGACATGCTTCGGCGCCCAGGGCTTCGTCGCGCTGGTGTTCTTCTTTGGCTCGCTGTTCTGCGAACAGATCCGCGCCCGCTATCAGTCCTTCCCTTTCCTGGAAGCCACAGGTGAGGCCGGCGCCGGCAAAACCACGCTCTTGAACCTCCTTTGGAAACTACTCGGCCGCGAAGGCTATGAAGGATTTGACCCTATGAAATCCACCAAGGCTGGGCGCTCTCGCCTGATGGGCCAGGTCTCCGGCATGCCAGTGGTGTTCCTGGAAGCGGATCGCCACGGCGATGATCGGGCACACGCTAAAACCTTCGAATGGGACGAGCTGAAAGACTTCTACGGCGGCGGCACCCTGGCAACCAAAGGCGTCAAGACGGCCGGCAACGAAACGTATGAACCTCCATTCAGGGGAACGATCGCAATCAGCCAGAACGCGGCCGTGGTCGCCCACGAAGCGATCATGACGAGGATTGTGAAGTTGCACTTTGTACGCCCGACCGTCACGCCGGAAAGCCGTGCTGCTGCTGATCAACTCAACGCCCTGGACGGCGGCACCCTCAGCCACTTCCTGTTGCGGGCCGTGGGCAAGGAATCCGCTGTGCTTGAGCTGTTCGCCCAACGTATGCCCGAACACGAATCGAAGCTGCGCCGTTTGCACACCCATTGCTTCGCCTGCAGCACGGTCTATGCCAGTGACCAGGGCAATTGCACCAATTGCGGCTATGACCTGCGCGGCTACATCCGCGTGGAGCGCATCAGCAAAAACCACGCGCAAATGCTCTCGCTACTGGACGGCATTCGCCTGGTACTGAAATTGAGTGACCCCCAGGTCGCTGCCACCCAGCGCCAGATCGTGCGGATGGCCATCGAGCGCCAGGCGTCGATCAGCTCCGACCATGCGGCCGTGGCCGAGTTTTGGGAGGTCTACGACTACCTCGAATCCTTGAGCGAAGACCCTGTGGTCGACCACAGCAGCGACCCCACCGTGATCGCTATCAACCTCAACGAATTCTGTGAGCGCGCCGCCGAACACAAACAGAAGCTGGCTGACGTGGCGACGTTGCGCGACCTGCTCAAAGAGTCCCGTTCCCGCAAGTTTCTGGATAGCAATAAGGCCGTACACAGCGCTGTACGTGCTGCGTTCAACAGCCGCAACCCGTGTTCACAACCCCGGCCGACCACAGTGAAGTGCTGGACATTCAAAGCGTAAAGGAGAGCAAGACCGATGCAGATCCAAGTGTTTATGGGTAATGCCGGCGACGGCAAAACTAGCAAGCTGCAGTCAGTACAGGACCGCCTGGACTTCACCGGTGAGAGCGCGCCGATTATCCAGGCCGGTGCTCATGGGGAAGATGGCTTGTTGGAGATCCTGGAAGTTCGGGCAGCCGGTGGCCAGCGCGAAATCCTGGTGGACGACTGCAGCAGGCAACAGATTTTGAGGGTGTTGGAGTGGCAGTCATGCGTTGAGCATGAGCCGGATTTTGACGGCCTGGTGATCCACCTGGCCCGTAAGGACTGACCTTAAAAGAAGCAGTGTCGAGGAGTTGCAGCTCCCCGACACCTAACCGCAACAGAGGGCAATACCATGCAAGCACAGAACCTAAGCAGCAGCGGCGCGAAGGCTACCACACCGGCACGCCACCTGGTGGCCACCGCAATCATTGGCGCGGCCGTCATTGGTTACCTGGTATACAAAACCCCCGAATCACGAATCCGCCTCGAAAGTCTCAGCCAGATGGCCAACACCCTTGGTGAACTGAGCAAAACGGATGCGGCAGTGGTTGCCCAACTGCTCGCAAATCCAGAAACCCGGGGTGAAGCGCGCAATGTCTGACAGTCCTGCAGCGACACCAGCACGGCGCTTCCCCTGGAACATTGACTACACCAGTGTTTGCGACCAATGCGGCAATTGGCGCGTCCAGGGCAATCACTTGAAATGCAGCCGGCTGCGCCAGCTGCAGAACGCCCATCTACGTAGCCACAAGCCTAAACGGTAAGCAGCGTCCACCAGAAGATGCGCTACCAGATACTTGGCCCGGAAACGGGCCTTTTTGTTTCCGATCGTCAGACTGTCGATACACAAGCACAGCGTTAGGGGTTTACATGAGTGGGGTCGAAGCTCGCGGGAAATCCGTGAGAATCTATTTTCAATACAACGGGGAGAAATGCCGGGAAACAATCCAGGGAGGCAACACACCTGCAATCGTAGCCCAGGCACGGCGCCTGGCCGACATCATTGAATACGAAATCCAGACCGGCACGTTTGACTACGCACGCCACTTCCCCAATTCAGCCAGGTTGGTGGAAAACACCTTCGGCCACTACCTGGACCTGTGGTTACGGATCAAGGCCAACAGCGTTGCAGCATCGAGTTACCGGGGCTACGCCAACAAGGCCGAAGTGCACGTGCGCCCGCGCTGGGGCAAAGTGCAGATCGATGCGATCGATCACCTGGACTTGCAGGAGTGGATCCAAGGCACCCTGTCCAAAACCCTCAAAAACAAGACCATCCGCGACATCATCAGCAACGTGCGTCAGGTGTTCCGGCTCTACCGCACGCGGATGAAAGTGGCGCACGACCCCACCGAAGGCTTGATGGTGCGCCTGCCTGATCCCGAGGCACCGGACCCGTTCACCCGGGCGGAAATCAAACAGATCCTGGAAACACCGACCACCCGTACGCTTGAGTTGCTGATGGTGCAGTTCATGATTTGGGCCGGGCCACGGGTATCCGAGACGATCGCCCTGGCGTGGGAGGACGTCGACCTGGAACACGGCATGGTTACCTTCCGCCGATCGAAGGTGCGCGGTGCATATCGCGTCACCAAAACTCGGCGCTCGATGCGTAAGGTTCGCCTGCTGGCGCCAGCTTGGGACGCATTGCGCAAGCTCGATACACTCACTCGAAAGAGAAACGCGGAAACAGTCGATATTGTTGAGCGAGACAACAAAACGGTACGCAAGCACAAACTGCACTTTGTCTTCTTGAACACCAAAAGTGGCCTGCCACATGCAAACGACTTTGTCGTGCGTGATCGATTCTTTAAAGCTCACTTGCTCGCAGCCGGGGTTCGCTATCGCGGGCCTGGCCAATGCCGGCACACGTACGCCAGTCAGCTCCTAACCTCAGGGATTGCATCAATCGATTGGATTGCCGAACAAATGGGACATACCAATGGAAACATGATCCGCCAGCACTATGGGACGTGGATAAACGAGGACGGACCAGATGTGGTGGGGATGCTGGATTTGGCACTGGAACTGTCACAGCCGTCAAAGTGCTTAAAGTCTCCGAAAATCGTCCAATAAATCTTAGGTCAACACGCGAAGGAGCGCTGGTACAAACAGGCAATATCATTTGGCCACTTGAAAAAAAATCTATTACCCATATCTTAAAGAAGGGCAAGAACGCCCGAATTGAGCTCCTGCTAAGGAAGAAGAAATGGCTTTAGTCTGTAACAACATCGAAAAATTAAAAAAAGAAATCACTGAAAAATACAGCGTTACTCCGAGTGAGAAGCAAACGGGTATCGCCTATCTCTTTGCCGATCCAAAGTACAACGGTTTTATCGTGAATGTGTTTAATACAGGTACGGTACAGTTTCAGGGTGGATTCAGCCCGGAGCTTAAGCTGCAGATCGAGAATTTAGTCGATTTCATCAACAGCTGATTAAAAGCCGTCCTAAACCAGGGCGGCTTTTTTATTCACCCTGCGACGTTATATCAAAGGCTCCATTCATAGCGCCTATCTATATCTATTGTTCAAAAAAACTAGATCCCATCTCCGGTCTCTTACCGAGAACGTACCAGACAAAAGTTTTTTCGTTTGAACTCCCATTGCCAGCAGACGTTACAGCCAGCAAGGTCCAGCCTTCCTGCAGCTTTTTGTTAGCATTTTCAGCTCCCGCGACCTGTACTACTTCACCTGCTTCATGCATTAGCATCGATCAATCCCCCTTCCTAGAATTCTCCAATCATAAGCATGGAGAAGGAATAGATAGAAGATCTTTTGACCATCAAAAAATTAGCCTCCAGTCCCATCTTGGTCCCATATGGACTTTTTTCAGACGCCAAAAACCACAAACCCCCGACTTTCTCTAGGAAAATCAGGGGTTTGAGTTTTCAGAATGTGGCGGTGAAGGAGAGATTCGAACTCTCGATACAATTTCTTGTATACACACTTTCCAGGCGTGCTCCTTAAGCCACTCGGACACTTCACCGTATCTCGTCAAACCAGTTCAGTCTGTCGAGGCGCGCTAATGTAGTCGAAAGCCTTTCTGATGGCAAAGGTTTTTTTCAGAATTTTCATGCGGTTAGATGGGTATGCCGGGATGCGCCCGGCAAGGGGTGGTGATTCTGCCATTCTTGGGCATGGGCGGCCTGTGTCTGGGGCCGGTGTGCGCCCTGCCCCAGGCCTTCCGGCGCTCTCCCTGCGCGGAAAGTCTGACTAGGTAGTCAGTCACGGCGCTTTACCGGGGCGGGCGTGGTGGGTAACGTCTGCGCATGCGCCTTTATAAACAGCCTCTCTATAACAAATCCTACAAGGAACCGCGTCATGAGTGAGTTGATTGCTTACCACCTCGAAGACGGTATCGCGACCCTGACCCTGAGCAACGGCAAGGTGAATGCCATTTCTCCGGATGTGGTCAGTGCGTTTAATACAGCGCTGGACCAGGCCGAGAAAGATCGGGCGGTGGTGATCATCACCGGCACGCCGGGGATCCTGTCGGGTGGGTATGACTTGAAGGTGATGACAGCCGGCCCCAAAGAAGCCATCGGCCTGGTGACGTCGGGCTCGACGTTGGCGCGTCGCCTGTTGTCCCACCCGTTTCCGGTGATTGTGGCGTGCCCTGGGCATGCGGTGGCCAAGGGTGCTTTCCTGTTGTTGTCGGCAGATTATCGGATTGGGGTGGAAGGCCCGTTCAGCATTGGCCTGAATGAGGTGGCGATCGGCATGACCATGCACCACGCCGGTATCGAGCTGGCGCGGGACCGTCTGCGTAAATCGGCGTTTCATCGGTCGGTGATCAATGCCGAGATGTTTGACCCGCAAGGCGCGTTGCAGGCCGGCTTCCTCGACAAGGTAGTGGCACCTGAAGAGCTGCAGGCGGCGGCGCTGGAAGCGGCACGTCAGTTGAAGAAATTGAATATGAATGCCCATAAGCACACCAAGCTGAAGGTGCGTAAGGCGCTGCTGGAGGCGTTGGATGAAGCAATCATCCAGGATCAGGGCCATATCCTGAGTTAAGCCCTGCAACCGAAACATCAAAGCCCGACCTTGCGTCGGGCTTTTTCGTACAAATGAACCGAAACATCTTTAGCCGCTCTAGCCAGGCTATATCGGCACATGTTGAAACATGTGCTTAAACATCGCCTATCTCCTACCTCTTTACGGGTAATTGCCGAATTCAGTGCACATCCGTACACTGCGCCACCTTTTATCCCGATGGGCCTTGTCGATGCTTTTTCTGTTACGCATGTTATTGATGGGCCTGCACTTTATGGTGGCCGGTGTACTGGGCGTGCTGCTCGGGGCCTGCCGGCCGTTCAACCCGGACAACAGTCGCTTGTGTGCGCGCCTTTATGCGCTGCCGGCCATGTGGATCCTGCGGCTGAAGGTGAAGACCGATGTCGACTCCCTGCGCAACAAGCCTGGTACGTGCGTGATCATCGCCAATCACCAGTCCAACTATGACCTGTTTGTGCTGGGCACCGTGGTGCCCCATCGCACCGTGTGTATCGCCAAAAAGAGCCTGAAATGGGTACCGCTGTTCGGCCAGTTGTTCTGGCTGGCGGGCAATGTGCTGATCGACCGCGGCAATGCGCACAAGGCACGTCGCGCGATGCTCACCACCACTCATACGTTGCAGCATCAGGACACGTCGATCTGGGTGTTTCCGGAAGGCACGCGCAACCTGGGCAAAGGCCTGTTGCCGTTCAAGAAAGGCGCGTTTCATATGGCCATCGCCGCTGGCGTGCCCATCGTGCCGGTGTGTGTCAGCAATTACGTCACCCATATGAAGCTCAATCGCTGGAACAGCGGTGATGTGCTCATACGTTCGTTGCCGCCGATTCCTACTGTGGGCCTGACTTCGGATGACATCCCGCGGTTGATGCAAACCTGTCAGGCGCAGATGGATGAATGCATCGCTGCGATGGATCGCGACGTGCAATCTGCCTGAACACCTTGTTTACGGGTGCTTCGTGCGCCGACGCAAAGAGGCGTGCTCGCCACAAAAAGCACGTGCCTGCAACAGCAACAATGGAACGCCATTCAGGCTAAGCTGCCCAACACCTGTCCTCCTAATAAGAAGTGATCAGCACCATGGGTAGAGTTGTTGCGGCCGCCGTGTACAGCGCCGGAAAGAAAGTCACTGATATCACCCTCGACGAAGGCGCGGCCTGGGCTGCCAAACCCGGGCACTTTGTGTGGATCGGCCTGGAAGAGCCCAACGCCCAGGAGTTGGCCAACCTGCAACGCCAGTTCAACCTGCATGAACTGGCCATCGAAGATGCCCTGGAAAAACACAGCCGCCCCAAGCTGGAAACCTTCGGCGACGCACTGTTTATCGTCACCTATTC